CGATATCCAGGGCGGCAATCGTGGTATTGCCGCTCGCCGCCGAGACAACCGACGAGGTGTGCGTGCCGTCGTCAATCTGAGCGAGGCCGCGGATGCCGCCAAAACTCGAGGTGCCCGTGCCATTGAAGGCAGCGTCGTCGATCGCGCTGCTGAGCGACGTTGCGTACTCTTGGGCAAGCCACTCGGCCGTGGAAATCGCGTTGTCGGCCAGCAGCTCGTTGCTCACGCGGGTGGCGCATGCAATCTTCTTGGCCACCAGCTGCACCATAGTGGCGGTCGGGTCGCTGGTCGTAATGCTGGTGTTCTCGCCCAGCCAGTACGACGTGACGCCAGTCAGACGCCGCGGCACGAGCAGCGTGTCCGACGACATCGTGACGCGCTGGAAGACGTTCATGGCCACGCCGAACTTCTCAACCAGGCGGATGATGGTGTTGCTGAAGTCCTCAAACACCAGCGCCCCGCCGAGGCTGTTCACCTGGCCGCCCATGTCGCGGTACTCAGAGCCGAGGTGGTCGGAGCACCAACGGCGGGCTTCGGCGTCACCGAAGTGAGCCTTCAGCCACATGCCGCAGCGGTGGGCCGTCTCGAGGTCGGAAAACGCCTTGAGCGTCCCGCGATAGCGGATCGGTTCAATGCGAGGCTTCATTTCTGTGGTCTCCACGGGTGCGGCGCGGTTAAGAACCTTGAGCAATTCGTTCTTGCGGGCCTCGGCCGCTTCGGCCTTGGCAATAGCCGCCTTGATCCGCTCAGCCTTGGCGAGCAACTCGTCGTACTTGGCCTGGCGGGCCTCGACAGCCTCAACGCCAGAACGCTCGCCGCCCTCAACAGGCGTGCCGTCTGCGTTCTCGGTTGCCTCTTCCGCAGCGCCCTCTTCGTCGAGCATTCCCAGCTCAGCGAGGGTGGAGGCGAGTTCGTCGAGCAGTTCCTTAACGCGGCTGGCGGCCATCTGTGCGGCTCCTGTGTGCGGTAGGTGGTGACCTGCCCGCAACGTACAGACGCAGTGGCCGCCCCTTGCAGAACGACACGCGCGAAATGCTTACCTAATTAGGTAAGGAACGCCGGCGAATTTCGCACGACTTCACGACGTGCTTAGCAGTCTTGCGGCACTGCGGGCACCGCAGATACCGCGTGCATACGCCGCCCCTATCAACTGACGCATAGACGCCAAGGCGCGCCATGCGGCAGTGCTGGCAAACGTCACCCGACTTTGTAGCCATGCTGGCGCAAAAACCTGCGGATGCTCTTTTCGGTCTTCGCGTCCCGTCGAAGAGCCGGCAGCTTCAGCGCCGGTCGGTGCGATTGTAGAAACCGCTCATAGCTTCGCATCACCACGGATGCCGTGGCATCTTCGTAGGCCGGCGAGAGTACGGGCGAAACGTCATAGACGCCCTCAACCTCGTGCACGTACCGCACGGCCTGGCCGTCTTCCTCAGCCCACGACTCGCCATCCCGCCCGGCAATGGCGAATGCGAACGACGACCCCCACACGTCACCGCGAGAAATCAGCACGCTCAAATCGCGACCGAGCGTCGTGTCGGGGATCTCGACCGAGTACCGCATGCCGGTGTCGTCCGTGGCCACCTCGAGCGTTCCGCTGCGGGTGCTGCCGAGCACCTGGTTGGAATCGTGATTCCACAGGGCCACCACGGGATGCGACTGCTCACGCAAGGCCCGGTCAAACGCCCCGGGCTTAATTTCCTCGCGGAAGTTGCCGAGCAGGGTGGAACGCACGTTGTACTTAGCTGCGTAGCCGGCGATGTAGCTCTTGCCCTCGCCACGGGTCTCAATCGTCAGCGGCAACTGCGTCTGCCGGCGTTCGCGTTCCATGGTCGTGCTCCTGTCAGTGGCGGCGTCAATCTGCCGCGTCAGTTTGTTTGCCCACGCCTGTCCGGGGTCTCCACCCCACAGCTACAGCGCCCAGGCGATGCGGCCGGCTGATGGGAAGCCGTCCTCGCCTGGGCGATAGCCCTTTCCTTGCTTGTCGATTTCGTGCCGGTCGAAGTACGCCTTCATCCGCTTGGCCGTGTCGGGCGAGATGCTCTTGCCGTTGCTCAGGTCTCGGGCCCGTGCGACGCCGACTGCCGTGCCGCCACGGTTGAACTCGTCGCGCCACGCCAGGCCACGCTTGGCTTCCTCTCGGACGCCTTCCGGCGGCGTGAAGTCGATGTCCTCAATGGCCATCGTCACTTCCTCTTCCGGGTTGATGGCTTGCGGGCTCGAGGTGCCGGTCCGGCTGGCTTCACCGGCGTGTCGTTTTGAATCGGAGGCCCGGCGAGCAGCTGGTCGGTGTAAGACTGCGGAGAGGTGTCGGCCGCAGGCACAGGCGTGCCTGCGTTGCCAGCCGCCTCGGCTGCGATGCCTGCCATGGTGGTGAGGTTCATCTGCATGTACCGCTGGTCGCCCTCAGGGCCGATTGGGTTCATGTTCAGAACCTCGCGGCACTCGTTGATGCTGTAGATGCCGGTGGCCAGCATCGTCTGCAGCCAGTTGGCCTGGGCAGCCAGGTCGCCACGCAGCAGGCCGCGGGTGTCGAACTCAGCGAAGAAAACGTCGTCCTTCACCACGAGGTCGCGGGTGATGGCCGACTCCCAGCGGCGGAACCATGGCAGGAGCGTCTGCTGAACCAAGTCGATGGCGGCCTGCTCTTGCGAGGCGTAGCCAACCTTTGTCTTGTCCTGCACGTACGAAGGATCGACGCGGTAGGCGCGGCATATCTCAATGACTTGGTACTGCCGCGTCTCCAAAAATTGGCTGGCCTCGTTCGTGCTTTGCACGTCCTTCCAGTGCACGCCCTGCGGCAGCACGGCGGTGCGGTGGGCACGATCCGCCCCCCGGTGCATCCGCTCGAACTGCTCGCGAAGCCGCTCAGCCGTCTCAACGGTTATTGGGTTGTCCGACTCCATCAGGCCCGACAGCCGGCAGGCATTTCCGAAGTACGCACCGCCGTGCGTTTCCAGTGCCTGGGCCAGGGCGATAGCGTCACGTGAGAGCGTGATAGGAAGCATGCCCATCACGCCGTCGTTGGAAAGCCACCGCAGGTGAAAAATCTGATCCTGCCGGTACACCGTCTCGGTGCCCCGCTGCTCCCGGTAGCAGTACCGCAGCGTCCCGTCCTCGAGCTGCTCCACCTTCATGCGTGACGGATGCAGCGGCCAGAGTTCGCTCACAGCCCCGGATGCCCCAGATCGAATCTCGGCGTAGGCGTTGCCGTACAGCAGGCAGTGCGCCGTCAGCATCTCGCGAAACTCAAATGAAGTAAGCCAGCCGTTGGGCTGCTGGTTCAGGAGCCGGTACAGCGGCAAATCCTTGGCGCGGTCCTTGCCCCCTTCAGGCAGCCGCCGGTAGAGGTGTAGCGGCACCGTCGCCACGTTCTCTGCTATGAGCCGCACGCAGGCCAGCACAGTCGAGCACTGCAATGCCGTCTCGGGCGTGATGCGCACGCCTGCCGGGCCATGGGAAGGCGACTCGTTCCAGCCGTCTCCGTACGAGCCCCGCACGTCGATAATGCGGTAAGACTTCTCGTCTGACGTTTCGGCGTTGGCAATCATAGGGTGATGATGTCCCAGGACTGGTCTGGTTTCGGCTGCGTTGCCGTCTGCCACAGGCCAAACGCTTCAATCAACGCCACGATGCCGTCGATCCGCTCGTTGCTCTTGCTCTTGCTGGGCTTGATGTCACCTGCGTGATTCATCTCAATCGCAACCGCCGCGGCGTGAGCCGACAGCACTGGGTGATTGGCGTGACGGATGCGGCCCTGCAGCAGCGTTGCCTCTAAAAATTTTGCCGGGCTGCTCATTGAGCCAAAGCCCTGCCTGAACGCTACGATTTCGTAGCCATCCCCTTGCAGTTGCTGAGCTATGTGCTGGGCGTTCCACGGGTCAATGCCCATCTGCCTGACCACAAACTGTTTGCTAATTTCGTTGATGTCACGCCGCACCACGTCGTAGTCGGTGGCGTTCCCGTCCGTGAGCCGCAGCAGCGGCCCGTAGGGAGTCTGTGTCTTGGCCCAGTCAAGGTACGGCACCTTGTCTTTGTGGGCCCTGGCGGCGGCACCCTCGGACGGTGCCCAGAAGAACGGCAGCACGTCGAATGTGCCGTCTTCATCGGGAAAGACATACACGGCACACGTGAGGTCCGTAGTGCTTGACAGGTCAAGCCCGACGAACGCTTGGCGGCCATCCAACGGCCGCAACTCGCCGCCGCAGGCAGCCCACTTGTCTGGCAGAATCCACCTCACGTCGGATGCCGTTGGCACGTTCAGCCGATAACGAAGAAACGAGTTCAGCTTGCTCGGGCTGTTTTTTGCCTCTAAGGCATCAGCCGCGAACGACTCCACTGTGATGGTGTGCCCGAGCGATGGGTTGGCCTTTCGCCAGGTGGCTTCGGTAAACGGGTCGTCCTTGTCGTCGGCTTTGAACACGCACCCGTAGAAGGACGGGTCTAGCGACGGGTCTGCCTTGCACCGCTCGGCGTATGTCCGCTGCTCCCACCACAAGGCGTGCCGGTCAAGCTCGCCGGCCGTGGTGATGGACAGGATGAGCGGCTGCCGGCGGGCGGCACCGCCGTACCGGAGGGCATCCCACAGCCGGCGGTCACGCTGGGCGTGCAGCTCGTCAAAGAGCAGCATGTGAATGTTGAGCCCCTCGGCCCTGAAGGCGTCGGCACTCAGCACCCGGTAGAACGAGTTGCTTGCCTTGTGCACGATGGTCTTGCGGCTGTCGATCACCTCGAGCACCTTGGACAAGGCGGGCGACGACCGCACCATGCTGGCGGCCTCGCGGTAGATGATGCCTGCCTGCTCGCGGTCACAGGCCGCCCCGTAGATCTCGGCCCCCGGCTCGTCGTCGGCAACGAGGCCGTACAGGGCCAGCCCGGCCAGCAAGGTGCTCTTGCCGTTCTTCTTGGGCACTTCGATGTAGCCGACGCGGTACTGCCGCGTGTTGTCTGGCTTCAGCCGGCCAAAGAGTTCGCGAAATATCTGGTGCTGCCAGTCGAGCAGCTTAAAGTGCTTGCCGGCCACCTGGCCTTTGCTGTGGCGCAGCACCGTCTCAAAGAACCGGACGACGCGATTGTACTGCCGCTCACCCTGCTCGGTCAGCGGCAAAGAAGGCTTCGAGTTCGTCCTGCGGCGTCTCTTGCTTGCCACCAAGTCGCACCCTGCTGCTCGGGGTCAATCCAAACTCGGCCATCAGACTTGCCTGCATGGCGACCAGGCCGCGGTACAACGAGCCGGCCGGATTAGGCTTCACGCCGCCCAAATCAGTTTTGATTGTCGGCCCGCTTGCCCGCAGCTCAAGCAGACACGCCTGCGTTGCAGCGTACACCTCGCATAAAGTTGCGAGCGCCTCGCCGTCTGCCATCGTCAGCGTGCCGAGCTCCGTGAGAATCGGCACGAGCTCGCGCCATTTCTCCACGGCGACCGGCTCAACCATCAACCGTTTGGGAATCGGCGGAACGCCAGCCGGCGCGGGAAGGTCCGGCCGAATTTTTCTTTTACCGGGATTGCCGGCCAATCGCTTCGCGCTTTCGGGAATCGGCTTGCGACCGCGAGTCATCGGAAAACCTCAAAAACACCGGGGAATTTTGCGGGCGCGTACGCATGAG